TGCGCCACTTCCATAGCGTGTAGCCCAATGAGGCAACTAATACCATAAGCCCGAAGGCTTGGTGAATGTAGCTAATGAGCAGCCCTGTGCCTGTCAAAGACCAAGACGTTACAACGCTATCAACTGATTCCTTTGTCATCTTTGTTAAGGGTGTTCTCGTATGCAGATACCAAGACACGAACCTCATCTAATTGCATTAGTAGATTCGCCTCTTGCTGCTTTAATGCATCAAGTCGTTGTTGTAGGTGTTCCATCTTGAATAGTGAGCGTTACGCTCGTTGGGTTAATTTGATTAGAAATATCCAAAGATAATCCATTTTCAAGTAACGCAACTTGCTCCTCACCCATTGCTGACTTCACCCATTCCGTGACAATCTCGTTGGTCAAATCCGCAAACGGAATAAACTCCTCAATGTCATCTAAAGAAATCACCTGCGTTCCGTAAACGCTTGCGTAGTAGGCAGCACCTTCTACTTCTTCATTAGCATCAAGAATCCAATGGACATTGTAAACAACGTCTGATTCGGTTTCGTATGTCGGGTAAGCATCTACCGTAAGGCAGTTCCAAGTATAAATAGTCATAATCTTTAGTTCATTGCGATGTTAGCGACATCAATAGAGAAGCCCGCATTATTGGTCATATATTCAAGAGTAACATAAATTCCATCAGCGGTGGCGGATGTGTAACCCGTTGTAAAAGTTATTTCTAAGTTAGAGCCTACCGAAGCAATAAGTGCAATGTTACCCGTTGATGAAATGGTGGTGACGTTTACAATCGTAGCTAAATGCCCAACCCCAATGTCAGCAGCAAATGGTGCAGGTATTCCGATGTTAAATTGTGCGGAATGACCAAATACCCTTACAAACGTAGTAGAGTTCAAACTGCCTTGCGAAACAAATGGTATAATTAGTTTAGTACCCAAGCTCACAACGGGGTAATGGCGTACCACACGATAATTCTGCGCTGCACCTTGAGAGTTATTATTACCCGTTAGACCCATAATTCGGGCAGCAGCAGTTTGCGATACGTTGAACCTTGCTTGCGTGTTGGTAGAGCCAATAGATACTTCGCCTCCTGAACCGATGCGCATACGCTCGGTATTGTTGGTCAAAAAAGCCATATAGCCATTTTCTCGGTTGGCTAAAAATGTATTGCTACTTGCAAACTGCAAGTCAAAACCATCATCAGTTGTAGTACCACTGCCATCCGTTCTCAACCCTATTGTTGGAACATTGGCATCTGTATCGTAAACAACTAACTTTCGCGCAGGCGCACTTGTGCCGATGCCTACGTTGCCTGCGGAGGTGATGCGCATACGTTCGGCTCCCGCCATAGTGACTACAAGTGGGTATTCTTGTAAAATACCAATATATCCCGCATTGTTAACTACTCCGTCCGCAGTCGTTCCCGAATTATTAAAACCTAAAATAGTATTTGCTACACCTGCAGCAGTTACAATAACTCTTGAATTTACTGCGGTTCCCGTAAAGTTTGAGCCTGTGGCAGCAGTGATTGCTGAACTAAAGGTAGAAGCCCCCGTTACTGCCAAAGTTCCTGCGATAGAAGCAGCAGTCGTTGAAAGCGACAAGGTTGAGTCGTTACCCAATCCATCGCTTAACGCCTTTAGCGTACCGCTTAACGGCCCGTTGTCCGTAACCTTAATAAGGCTATCGTATGTGTCCTGTGGGGTTGTCCCCGTAAGTGTTGTTCCCATATTAATTCCAAGTTGTTGACCAAGTATTCCAAATTTCTTCTATCAACTGCCAAGCACCTTGCTCGTTGTTGCCGTAAAGGTTAGTCGTAGGATGACCATAAGACAATGGCTGAACCATACCCCAAGAGATATCGTTTGTCGCTGCAGCTTGACCCCAAAAGATGTCATTGTTTGCTGCTCCTTGTCCCCAATCGCCTTGTATGCCCATTGTCTAAATAACTCTTTAACTTCACAATGTTGCTACGCTTCGGTGTGTAGGTCTGTTTTTTGCCACTCATAAAACCCAAGAGCTGAAGTTAGAGTCAGTATCGGGGTAAACGTCAGCATTGTTGTTGGCGTTGTATTCTGGGAATGAGGCTTGGTTATAGCTCATATAAGTGATGAACCTATCGGTGTAGTACTTCGCCAAATCCCGTGCCTTGCCTACCAAATAGTCAACCTCAATCTTCTCTGCGGTAGTGCTATTCTCGGAGTTGTGCTTGAACACCCCACCATTGCCGATAGTGTACGCAGCAAAAGGCAAGTACTCCACCATTGCAAAATGGATTAACATGGGCTGAAGGTAGTCGTTGACTAGAGCCAAGTAAGGATTGGCAAGAGTATTGGCGATGATGTCATTGCTGATCTTATCGTACAATTTCGTGCCTGTGTAGTTTTGCAGGTGTATCTCCTGCGCTATCTTGATGAACTGAATAAACTTGTCCGTGTCCACGTTACCGCCAATCGCGGTGTTGCGAACCAAGTCCTCTCGTTTAATCCATAATGCCGTTGCCATTTCTATTCTTTATTTTGGTAAAAATCCTTCATTGGGCATATCAACAGGGCGTTTTGCTACGTTTGCAGGATTAACCTCAAGTGATACGCCCTCTGCCTTTGCCTTGTTTACACTCACCTCTGCGTTGGGGTTGCCGACATCGGGAGTTACGCCTTCGCCTTTTGCCAAGTATGTCTTGCGCATCCAGAAGTGATGACACCTAGCACCGCCCTTGTACAACCAGATAGAATAGGTTGCTGCGCCTCTTGGCCCAAAGCCTTCGTTCACGGCTTGGTCATCCATGCGAAGCACATCTTCCTTGCGGTACACCTTGCTTGCTGATACCATTTTCTTGCAGAACTCACGGCTATTGGTCTTCGTATCGTTTGGTGCGTAAGCATAGCGAACCTTGTACCTCTTGCCTTCTGCCGTTACTCCGTCTTGGCTGCTCTTGGCGTTAGGGAATGCGCTGCCTGTTGATGCAAATGCGTACTTGCTTAATGCGGATTCTGCTTCGTAGTCAACAGGCCGTTCATCTACAAGCTCCCACTCATCTTCGTTGATGACCTCGCCTAACTGCTCCAACTCCGTGAATACAGAATCAAAATGCTCATCAGTCGGTTCTTGGCTTGATAGTTTCACGCCTGTCTCCTCCTCACGAGTCTCCATATCCATAGGCGTAACTACATTTTCGGTGAACTCTAAAGGCTGAAGGGTCTTAAAGTATAAGTTTAGGCTGATGTCGTTGTAGGCCAAGATTTGGTCTATGCCGTCAATGATAATTTGTTGCTTGGGTCGGATGACAATGTTGTCTAAAAGAACAGAGGCAGTCATTAGTTCATCAGCATTGTTGCCAAATCCCGTGTTGTCCTTAATGCCCAAAAGCATAGGGCTGACAATACGATGCGACACCATTATCTTCTGCGTTGCTTCAGCACTCAAGAACTGATACTGCTCCGCAGCATCCGACAACTGCACAGGGTCAACCGTTGCAGCAAGGTCTTTGTTGTCGTTGAACGCAAGGATGAACTTGCCAGAGTTTGAACTACCGCTAAACTTCGTTGCAATCTGCTGCTCTATGCTTCTGCGTTCTTCTTCGCTTGGTACTCCGTTGTTGAAGTTGATAAGCATGGAAGGCGCAAGGCCGTTCTGAATGTTGTTGATGTGGTAGTTGGCAATCTCCTCCTCAAGTTCTGCATAGGGTAGGCCGCCTTGATAGTCCACAGGGGAGTAGTAGTAGAATCCTGCTCGGTATGGCTTGATGTATAGAATCTCCAAACCTTCGTTGCTCTTGCCAAATGCAGGGATGCGAACAGGTGTCTCTTTTCTGCTGCTTACCGCAAGCCAATCCTTTGCGTAGTAGTAAGCTTCAATCTCGCCATCTTCGTTTGCTCTGGCTGCTCTCAACGTCTCAACGGGGATGTGCTGCACCTCTACGATGGTGTTGTGGTCTTGTGAGTACACAACCTGCAAAGAGCATTGCCCCATCATCACATAGTCAGCAACAACCTTCTGCAAGCAGGACTTGGTGAACAAACCACGCATCGCTGCGTACTCGCTCGGCTTCTT